AAGGCGTGACCATATCAACAACCATGTCCAACGAGGAATACCACCTGAGCGACGCGCTCAGCGCCTCTGGGGCCAAGACAATCGCCATGAAGTCGCTGGCGCATTACAAATATGCAGAACGTAAGGAAAGCAGCGCTTTCGACGTGGGCACGGCCACGCACACGCTGGTATTTGAACCGCAGCACGCAAGCACCGTATGGTGCGGGCCGGAGACGCGGCGCGGAAAGGAATGGAGCGAGCGCAAGGCGGAGGCCGAGGCCAACGGCGCGCTGCTGCTGACGGAGGGCGATTACAAGATCGCCGTGGACGCGGCAAACGCGGTGCGCAGCAACAAGGAGGTCGCCAAGCTGCTATCCGGCGATCTGGTCTGCGAGGCCAGCATATTTGCGAAGGACACGCAGACAGGCGTGGACATGCGATGCCGCCCAGACGGCTGGCGTCGTGACATCGGGGCGCTGATAGATCTGAAGACAACCATAGCGCCCGACCCCGAGGGCTTCGCCAAGCAAGTGGCCAACTTCGGATACCACATTCAGGAAAGCTTCTACCGCAGGACGATGGGCCTGATCGGGGAGGAGATCGACAGGTTTATCTTCATCAGCGTGGGCAAGGAAGCGCCTTATCCCGTTGGTGTGTACGAGCTTGACTGGCGCACGCTCAACGAGGGCGACGCGGCAGTTCAACACGCGCTGGAGCAGTTTGCGATAGCGCGTAACACGGGCGTCTGGGATTACGGGTATGGGGAGCTGCAAACGCTTCAGATACCGCGCTGGGCGTTCCAATTCACCGCGTCACACGGCGCATAACACAGGCACACAACGTCAGGAGACAAACATGCCAATATCTTTCGGAGAAACATCAGACGCGAGCGGCGCGTATATACGGGTCAACCTTCCGCAGAACCGCTGGACGGTAAACAAGGGCGGCGATCCCGAAGTCATCGACATGGCCAAGGGCGTTGCCATTGACATCGCAAACGTAAAGTTCGGGTGGCTCAAGATCGCCGTCGGGATGCGCGACTGGCAGGAATGGCCATCGCCATCGCAGCCGCTGCCAAAGCCGACCGAGACAGACGCGGAGGGCAAGCCAGCGTATAAGCAGGGCTTCGACGTGGACTGCTGGATGGCTGACGGCACCAAGGCGCAGTTCAGCAACAACTCGTATGGCACGGGGCAGTTCATCGCCAAGCTGTACAACCAAGCGGAAAACGCGCCAGAGTTCGCGCAGGGTATGGTGCCGGTCGTTAGCGTCACGACGTCCACGCCTTTCTTGGTCGGCAAAGGCACATCATACGATCTGGGGTTCGCCATCGCAAAGTGGATCGCGAAACCCGCAGACAGCACGCCGCCTAAGCCGGAGCCGGTGCCAACCGCAGCGGCACCAGTTTCCAGCGTTGTAGACGCAGACGACTTCGGCTTCTAGGATAACAAGTTCCACGCCTGCTACGGCGGGCGTGGTTATAACAAAAGTTAAAACGGGGTAGCGGGATGAGTAAATATAAACTGCCAGAGGGAAATGTGATTATTAGTTTTAGCGGCGGCAGAACGTCAGGCTACATGCTGCACCAGATATTATGTGCAAACGGCGATCTGCCAGACAGAGCAAAAGTTGTATTTGCGAACACAGGCAGAGAGATGCCGCAGACGCTCGATTTTGTGCAAGAATGTGCAGACAGATGGAGCGTGCCAATAACTTGGCTAGAATACCGAAAGCCAATGCCAAAGTTTGAGGTCGTAAATCATAACTCAGCAGCCAGAAATGGTGAGCCTATTGAAGCGCTGATAAGAGCGAGCAAGTACATTCCAAACACAATGCGCAGGAAATGCACTGAAGAGCTTAAGGTCAAGACCATTAAACGATACCTTGTTAGCCAAGGCTGGAAGCACTGGACAAACACAGTCGGCATCCGAGCAGATGAAGCCAGACGAGTTAAAGACAGCAAGGACAAACGTTGGATAAACTGGTTTCCTGTTTACGATGCAGGCGAAACAAAGATGAATGTTGCAGAGTTTTGGACAAATCAAAACCTAGCGTTTGATTTGCAACTTCCGCTCATCAACGGCGTAACACCGCAATCAAATTGCGACGGCTGCTTTTTAAAGAGCGAGCTTAAACTTGCAGAGATGTGGCGAGATCACCCAGACCGAATGCAATGGTGGGCAGACTTAGAAAAGGAGTTTGGCCACACGTTTAGATATGACGGTGTTTCCTATCAAGAGATCAAAGATAATTTGGACCGTCAGGGTGACTTTGTTTTCGACATAGAAGGCTTTTTTTGCCAAGCCGATGACGGGGAGTGTACGGGATGAGCGTAAACTATTTTCAGAAGGTACGGGAAAGCGTCGTAACCGAGATCGGCATGGCTCCGCAGGGGCGTCGCAACGAGGCGCTGAACCTCGCGGCATACGCGCTGGGTCGGCACGCGCACATGGACGCCAGCAACATAGACAGCAGCGTCATAGACTTGCACACGGCGGCCAAGGCAATCGGGCTGCAGGAACACGAGATCAAGGCAACCATTGGCAGCGGGTTCAAGCGGGGCAGCGAAAACCCGAAGACGCTGGAGAACGATGACGCGATGCCGTTTCAGCCGAGCGAGATGGATCGCCTGATCGTAAGGCTGGCCAGCAAGGATCTGCTGATCCGCGACGAGGAAACGCGCGCCGAGAAAATCGCAAAGGCGCAGGCCGCGTGGGAGCGCAGCGTGCCGATATCACGCGAGAACAAGGACGCCGTCAGACCGGCGCTGCTGTACCTGAACAATCGCGGGATGCGCGCAGGCGTTGCGGAGGGCGTCGCGCGGTTCAGCCCCAGCTTATACGATGGGCCAGCGATACTATTCCCCGCGACCAACGCCGAGGGCGACGTCTGCGGCGTGCAGGCGGTGCTGCTGACGCCGGACGGGAAGAAGCGCGAGCATAACAACATCAACAAGTATTCACGCGGATCACTGGTCGGCAATGCCATGCGGATCGGCGATCAGCACGAGGGCGGCGCGATCATATTGGTCGAGGGGCCAGAGGACGCGCTGAGCGTGCGCCAAGCGATCATGGGCCATGTGGAGGCGACAATCGTCTGCACGTTTGGCAAGTCGGGCATGAAGACGTTCAACGCGCCAAGAGCCAGCGACGTCACGATCTGCGCGGACCCAGACTTAGACGTGGAGGCGGTGTCGGACGTGCTGCGAGGCGACGGCAGCACAGACGTCCACGTCGTGCGCTTCGACGCGCTGGGCGTGGAAAACGTAAAGGATGCCAACGACTACCTGCAGGAAGCGGGCGCGGAGAAGCTGCGCGAGGCGCTGGCGCTGGCGAAGCCGGTCGAGGAAGTGAAGCAGGAGCGCATCGCAGGCGAACGCCAGTGGCCAACTGCATACGAGCCGATAGATCCCGCGACAATACCGGCGCGGCGGTGGATCTACGGGCAGCACTACATACGAGGCCATGTCAGCGTGCTGGCCTCGGCGGGCGGCGTCGGGAAGACGTCGCTGCAGATCGTGGAGGCGCTGTGCATCGGAACGGGCAAGCCGCTGCTGGGCGAGGCCATACACGAGCCGTGCAAGGTGTGGATCATCAACCTCGAAGACCCGCTGGAAGAGATGCAGCGACGCCTTGCGGCGGCGATGCTGCACTACGGCGTCACCGCCGAGGAAATACGGGGGCGCCTGTTCCTCGACGCCGGCAGAAGCTTGAACATGGTGTTCGCCAACCAAGGGCGCGACGGGATCGAGGTCAACGACGAGATGCTTGACTACATGGCGGCTAAGATCAAGGAGAACGACATCGGCATGGTGATGATCGACCCGTGGGTCGGCGCGAACCAGATCAACGAGAACGACAACGTGGCCATGAACGCAGCCGTCGGTGCCGTGCGTAGCGTCTGCGACGAGACAGATTGCGCCGTGGCGCTGGTGCATCACATCCGCAAGGGCAACGGCGACGAGGCAACCGTGGACAGCGTCAGAGGCGCGGGGTCGCTGATCGGGGCGGCGCGTGCGGCGCGGGTCATCAACAAGATCAGCTCGGAAGACGCGCAGAAGCTGGGCGTGTCAGAGGCGGAGAGCCTCGGCATATTCCGCGTGGACGACGGCAAGGCAAACTTGGCGCCGCCAGCAGCCAAGGCGGTGTACCGGCGCATGGTGGGCGTGCAGCTGCCAAACATGGAATATGTCGGCGTGGCCACTGAATATGCGATGCCGGATCTATTCGACGGCATATCGGCGCGCGACGCGATGAAGGTGCAGCGTGACGTCGGCGCGGCGGAGGCGGCGGATGACCCGTACCGCGAAAACGTGCGCAGCAAGCGCTGGATCGGCGTGGCGGTGGCAGGCGCGCTGGATCTGGACTTGGAGAAGAAACACGAGAAGGCGAAAGCCAAGGCAATCGCCAAGACGTGGATCGACACGGGCGTATTGCGCACGGCCAAGTGGACGGATGCGCGCGCTGGGCGTGACGTGCAAATCGTGACCGTCGGGGAGTGGATCAACGGTGATGAGGCGGGCTTGTGAGCGTGTCCACGTTTACCACAGTGGACTGTGGGGGAGTGTGGGAGTGTGGGAATAATACAGTGAAATCCTTCCACCACAGTCAACGTATATATATACGTGACTGTGGTGGTGGACTGTGGTGGTGGAAAACGGACTGTGGAAGGGAGGGATACTTGCATGGCTAATCAGAAGGGGCGTCGCCCTACGGCAAAGCAGATAGCGGCGAAGGGGAAGTTTACGGTTGGCGAAAGGACGGAGCCAATACCGGCGTCTGTCTGGGGTCAGCTTGAGCCGCTGGATCGGGTGGCGAGGGAAATGACGGAGCGGTGGGGTGATGCGTTGCCGTCGCTGGTCACGCCGGATCTGGCAGGCAAGTTCGAGGCGGCCTATGAAGCGCTGAAGGAGGCCATCGTCGAGCGTGACGTCGTCAGGACGAATAAGATCGCCACGCAGCTCATGGCGGGGTGGAAGCGCATGGAGGCGGAAGCGGAAGGCGCGGGGCATAAGCCGCTGTCGCCGCACGCGTGGTGCGTGGAGGTGGATAACGGGAAGATCGTGTGCTTCGCAAGGCAGGGATGCGCTGAGCTGCGCAAGCGGTATCCCGAGTGGGTGGTCTACTCGTTCGAGGATGCGGCGTGTATACTGAAGCAGCATTTCAGCGAGGCGTTTCTGCAGAAGGCGTTTGAGACGTTTCCCAACGCGAAGGTGACGCGTGTGGTGGATGGAGATGGCAACAATAACATTGAGGACGATATACCATGGTAACGAGGGAAGATATTTTACGCACGGCGGGTGACTTGATCACGGGCGACAGGCAGCGGACGTACGGGTCAGCGAAGGCGTCGCACGCGACCATTGCTGGCATGTGGTCGGCGTATCTCGGCGTGCCTGTGACCGAGGTGGACGTGGCGGCGATGATGGTGCTGCTCAAGGTATCGCGGTCGCGTTCAAGCGATCACTCGGACAATTGGGTGGACGTGTGCGGGTACGCTGCGATAGCGGGTGAGCTGGAGGCTGGCGATGGGTGAAGTCGGGAAGGCGAAGATCGCGGCGATCAACGCGGTCGGCGAGGACGAGATATTCGACCGGATGTCACGCGGTGAAACCGTGAGCAAGATCATTGGCGAGTTCAATGTGGGGTGGAAGCTGTGGAACAAGTGGCTCGACGCTGAGCGCGGGCGTAAGGAGCGCTACAGAGCGGCACAGGAGGCCGCTGGGCACTTCTTCGCGTCACGCGCGGTGGATACGGCGCAGAACGCTGATCCCGCGACGGTGAACGTGTCACGGCTTCAGGTGGACACCGACAAGTGGATCGCGTCGAAGCTGAACCAGCAATACGACGTGCGGCAGAAGGATATCGCGATCAACATCAGCGTGAACGACTTGCACGCGCAGGCAGCGCAGTTGCTTGGCGACGTGGACGACATCGAGGACGCTGAGATCGTGGAAGAGGATGGCGAATGATGGCGATTTTGCACATCGAGAGAGGGAAGCGCATAGGCGCGCGCGGTTACACATTTTTGACCAAATGGTCAAATATTGACGCTCCGCAGCGCAGCAATATGCACAACGATACAACTTTAAATAGTTGTAAAACGCTAACGTGCTGATATTGCTACATATTTTATTTAACATAATAACGATTATGCGATTCCAGCCGGTTTCGGGCGCGTTTTTTGACCAGATGGTCAGGTTTGACCCCCCCCTCTTTTGGCGCGGCGGGGTGCAATTGCAATGACCCCCCCACGCATACCCGCCATACCCCCCACCCCTTCACGTTTTCCGAAAAATAGGAGCCA